TCTTCCAGGCCGCACGCGCAAGAGCCAGGGGCTACCGCAATACCGAGACCTTCATGACCATGATCTACCTGATCGCCAGCCCGGCGGGAAAAATCTTGGAATCCACTTGAAACGTCGAAGAACCTAAAATTCCTTGACGTGTGACGCAGCTTTTCCGGTGGGGCTGAAAAACCACGGGCGCGGATGGCTCGCGGTGTGGTTTTCCGACCACCAGGTATTCCAGGCGACGTCCTGAAACTCCATGCCGGAGTCCTTGAGCCGACGTGCCCACAGCTTGTCGCCCTGGCCATCCGTGGTGATCACGAGCAGGTATCTGCGCCCATCGAAATCTGCAACCGCGGCCCCCATGACCTTGTACACGGGGCTGGGCATGGCGGCCAGGATGGCGCCCTTGTAATAGACGTGGATGTTGAACACCGCGTTCGGATCGTAGAAATACCGGCTCCACGGCCCACGCCAGGAGAGAACGGTCCCGTCCGGCCCGCGCCAGTCCACTTCACCGGCCAGGTAGTCGCTGGTGAACCGGGCCTGCCAGCGGCCGGAGACCGGGTTGCCGCCGCCGTCTCCACGTTTGGGCTCTACGATCATCTGCGGCCCGACCTGGCCGCTGTCCGATTCCGGGTGCACCAGGAACACGCCGGTGCCCCACTTGATCGCCAGCGGCTTGAGCATCGGCCCCTCTGGCGCCCAGGGATAGGTCATGTCTGCAGCCCCGGGTAACGATCCTGCAACGCGGCTTCGAGGCGCCCCCAGTCCACGTTGAGGAACGCGGTCTCGAACCCTGCCGGAGGCGAACCCCTCTTCAGTCGCCAGCTCGGGCGATAGTTGACACTGCCGGTGTAGGGCTGCTCCCACGGCGTGTGCAGGCGGCGTTCGTCGATCCGGCTGTCGAGGTCGATGACGCCGATCTCGTGAGTGCGCTCCGAGATCATGTAGATGTTGGTGTCGGGCCCGGTACCGCCGCCCGGGTAGTTGCTGTCGGAGGGGAAGTTCGGCGGCTTCTCCCACGTTCCATCCGGGTCGGTCACCACCTCGCTGACCACCCGGTAGAGCTCGACCACCCCTTCCTCGTCGCCCAGGCCAGGCGGGTCGAGGTCCAGGGTGGCCACCTGCATGCCGTCTCGCACGATGAGCAGCCCGCCGTGGACGGTGAGGCCGCCGCCCGTAAGCCGCGTGGTGTCGAATCGATAGTTGTACCGCGCGCATTTTGCCCGGTAGCGCACCCGCAGCACGCCGTAGAGCGGCTCGGATGCCCGGAAACCGTTGCGGGCCGGGTCCCAGGTGAACCCGGCGCCATTGAGCGGGTTCCCCTGTGCGTCGAAGAACACCGCTTGGTACTCGATGGCTGGACGCTGCGCAGCCCACAGGCGCAGGCTGGCGAAGTCGCCACCCTGGAACTGCAGCGTTTCGGTCCGCTCGATCTCCTCGTAGGACAGGAGGCTGAGACTCCCGCGCGATACGGCGACCTGCTCCGCGTCCGCCGGGTAGACGCGCAGGTAGAGTTGGAGGAAGGGGACGAACCCGGGCTCGATTTCGGCCGCCACCGGCCGCCCCCGGGCCGCGGCGTCGAACCGGACGACGGTGGTCTGCAGGCGGTCAGGCATCGTCGGTCACCAGCTGTGCGATGGGCGGGTTCAGGCTGGCGGACGCGGTCACGCGCCAGGCGTGGTACTGGACCTGGTAGCGGACGCTGGCCAGGGACTGTTGCGCGGTCGTTGCGGTGAGCGCCTCTCCATCCGCCGTGACCTGGCCCAGGTCCACGTCCAGCCAGGAGACGGCCAGGAGCTGCGAGACCGGCTTCGACGTTCTGCCCTGCCCCCCGACGAACTCGATCACCTCCTCCCGCTCCACGGACTGCGCACCCTGGTAGGTGAGCGTCACGCCAGACCGCGTGGTGAGCGCCTGCACGGATCCGTCCCACGGCCAGGGGTAGAGCCGCAGTTCGCCGGCGAACGGGTCGCCCTCGTCCGGCACCCACTCCACTGCCCATGTGGAGGTGGCGTCCCGGCCGTCGGTGACACGGTAGCGGTTGAAGAGGAGGCGGGCCTCGCCGGTTTCCGCGGTGGCGTAGAGGTCGTCCAGCGCCGTGAGGACGTGATCCGGCGTGGTGGCCGCCCAGTCGGGCACGGCGCTCGGGTAGCGATGGCGCACCAGCATCGTGCCGTCCGGGGCCGATTCCAGGACACCGCCTCCGGCCTCCACGATGCGGCTGGCCAGTTCCAGCGGCGTGGTGTCATGGCCGGACCGTGCCGCGGCCGGGATGGGCCAGTCCACCAGCTGCCAGGAGACCGACTGCTGGAGGAGATACTCCACGGCCTGGCGTGCCGTGCCGGGCGGCAGGGTGATAGGCTCTGGAGCCCTGTGGCGCCTCCCAAGGCGGGAGACGGGGCTCAGCAGTTGCAACACGCCTGCGCGGCTCGCTGGCCCTTCCTGCCGCAGCTCCCGGCCGTCAACGACCAGCTGCCAGCTCTCCCCCATCCAGTCCACGCGCACGTCGTCCCCGATGGAGACCATGGCGTAGTCCTCGAGGCGGGCCAGCCGCACCGTGCCCACCCATGCCGCGGCCCCCTCGTCGTGATACAGCTCATCGATGGCATCGACGGGGAGCGTGCGGCCATGGTGCACCAGCTGGGGCGCCTGGGCAGCCTGCTGGGACGGGGAGGAGGCCAGCTGATGGAAGCCGCGCCAGCGGGCCGTCACGCGGTCCCGTTGCCGCAGCTCGTGCCTGCCCACGATGCGCGCCGCCGTGCCATCGCCGTGCAGCAGATCGGTGCTCAGCCGCGCCGATACGGCCCTGCGGAGCGAGTGACCGAGCCGCACCCGCGCGGCCTGGCCGCTCCGGTGCCGCCCGAGCAGCCTGGCCGCCGGCGTCCAGCGCAGGACGTGGGCCGCCCGAAGGCGCGCGACGGCGGCATCCCGGAGGCGGTGGGCGCCGGCCAGTCTGGCTGGCACTGCATGGAGGACAGCATGTCCGACCGCGAGCCTGGTGGCGGACTCCACGGACAGCAGCAGGTGCCGCGCCGCGGACCGCCCGGCAACACGCTGCAGCAGCGCATGACGACCGCGCATCGAGCGCTGTACCCGGCCGGATGCCGTGGCGTTGATCGCGCCGCTGTTGATGGCTGCGGTGTTGGTCATGCCGTCAGCCTGCGGTTATCCGCCCAACGGTGCCGGATTGTTGTAGATCTCCGCGACATCGACCACCACGTTGCGATGGCCGCCGGCATCCAGGTGAATCTGCACCGACAGGCGGTAGACGTAGCCGGCGAACAGGGTGTAGAAGCCGGTCGTGTCCACCACCTCCACGAAGTTGCAGTGGACGGTCCAGGTCCCCGTCTCCGCCGGGTCGATCGCCATGGTCATGTCCCCGGTGTTGGCCAGGGCGTCCACGATGATCCTGCCTTGGTAATGCTGGTCGGTGCCCTCGGGCAGCTGGAGCAGCAGATCGGTATCCCCGTCAGCGGCCACCATCCTGGAGAGCGGATTGGCGGCCACGTCCCAGAACCACTGCGTGCTGCTCTTGGCCAGCGCCTGGTGGGTGACGGGCGTGCCGTAGCCTGAGAGCCCGCCGCCGCTCCCGACCTTCTTCCAGTCGCTGGCGCCGGTGGTGCCGACGGCCAGGTAGTGGTCCCCGGCGGCCGTGTCGATGTAGTGCTGGCCGACGTTCTCCGGTGCCGATGCCGGCGCACCGTTGCCGGTGATGATGTGTCTCGCCATGGTCGTCTCCTCAGAAGGTGTCCTGGGTGATCACGTTGCCGTCCTGGTCCACCAGCACGTTCTGGCCGTCGGTCAGGATGGCATCGGCCGAGAGCTCCCGCAGCATGCCCGCGGTGATGCGCCCCTCGATGAGGGCGCCGGCAGGCCAATCCTGCTCTGCGGTGCCCTCGTAACCGCGGATCACCGTCAGGCCGGAAGCATTGTCCAGCACCCGGACGATCTCGATGGCGTCCTTATATTCCAGGGTGGCCACCGACCCGGGCGGGAACCGGCTGTCGTCCGTGGTGTAGAGCACCGCGTCCCCAGCCGCCGCCGGGGAGGAGAGCTTCTCGTGGGCGTTGTTGCGGTAGACCGTCATGCGCTCTCACCGCTGAACAGCAGCTCCCAGTCGGCCTGGCCGGCCCCAGTACCGGCGGGCACCACCAGCTTCGCCCACACCGGGACGGCCGCCGGGTGGGTGGTGAAGGTCACAGTGTCCCCGGCCTGCCAGGTGCCGCCCCAGGCGGCTGACGGGATGGTGAACCAGGGGTTGCCCGGGAAATCCGGGTTGTCCGGGGCGAAGTCGCTGCCGATGGTCCCGGAGCCCGCCGCGCCGATGGTGTCGCCGGTGAGGTCGAACGCCGTGGCGCTGGTGAACGTGAGCGTCCAGTCCTGCTCCACGGTGCCGATGTTGGAGAGCGAGATCTGGCTCTCGTCCAGCGTGCCCTGGGAGCTGGTGACCGTCGGCGTGGTGCGGGCGGGCTGCACGTCGCCGGCCTCGTACACGGACCCGATCCGGGTGTACGGATCCCCGTTGGCGTCCAGGCCGCCGGAGTAGCCGTTGGAGAGCCCGGCGGCCAGCGGCAGGGTTACGGTGTTGCCGTTGACCGAGGGCGCGCCGGAGATGGTCGCCTCCTCCTCGTTGACGCCGTCCTCGATGTGGATTTTCTCGCCGTCCCGGAAGATGGCGACTGACCCGTCTTCCACCGTCACGTCGATGCTGGTGGCGCCGGCGGCCACGCTGCTGGCGAGATAACCGCAGCCGTGGAGCGGCTCATTGCCCGTAAGGTCTCCCTCGGTGTCCCGCTGGCCTCCGACCGCGAAGTAGACCGCGTCCCCGGTCTTGGTGAATTGGGTCATTACCAGGCGGGCCAGGTAGAGGATGCCGTTCTCGGCGTCGGCCACCTTGGCGTAGAGCTTGCGCCAGCGGGTCACGCCGTTGGTGCGCTCGGCCACCGTGACCGGCGGGAAGATGTTGTTGGGCGTCGCGCTGACGATCTCGCTCGAGCTCATGCGCCCGCCGTTGCTGGCGCCGTCCGCATTGGTTTCGGCGCGGTAGAACTTCAGCTCGGTGGAATCGATGGGCATGTCAGGTCACCTCGATGAGTCGGATGGATCCGGTGTAGTGGTCGGCGTCCTCCGCCACGGGGAACAGCGGCGCGAGCTCCACGGCCGGCCCGTTGCTGTGATCGAAGGCCACCGTGGTGAGCAGGCCGTATTCCGCCAGCTCCAGGGTGTGCAGACCGGGAGAATCGGCCAGCGACAAAAGGGCATTGGCGGTATCGCGGCTGAGCCAGCAGCTGTCTGCGCGCGCCTCCAGCGTGATGGGGCGCCCGCCGGACAGCCTGGCCTCGACCAGGTGCAGCGTGCCCCCAAGGGTGCGCCTGGCCTCCTGGGCCACGCCCTGCCACTGGTGCCGGTCCGGCCAGATCAGATGGCCCTCTCCGGCGGCGGTGGCGGCGCCGGACGGCAGTTCGACGGGGCCCAGCCGGTTCATACGGCGCGCTCCAGCCGCCGCATGGCGTCCACCAGCCCGCTCACCTGGTCACGGGCGCCGAACAGTGTGTGGGTGCGGCCACCCAGGTTGAGGTTGAGGGTCACCACGTCTCCTGCCGGTGCGGTAGCATTGCCCACGGCCCCGCCACTGGCGAACCTCGGCAGTTGCGGCAGGGAGAGGTTGTTGATGGCGCTGATGAACCCTCGGCCATAGGCGGCCACGGCCTCCTTGCGGAGCACGAACTCTCCGCCTTCGAGCAGGGCGAGGATGCGGTCCCCGCCGCCGTAGCCTGGCAGCGGGCCGCCGTTGGAGAATCCTGGCACGCCAATAGGGCCGCCCTCCTTGCGGAAGGTGACCGGGATCACCAGCGCATCCGCCAGATCTCGCGCCATGGCCTGGATGCGGCGCTGGAGCTCTTCCGCCGAAGCGTCGGCGTCGAACTCCACCTGGATGTGCTTGAGCGCCTCGGCTTCGTTCTTGAGCTGCTGGATGCGTTTCCTGGCGTTCTCCACCTCCTGTTGCGCCAGGATCTCCTTGCCCTTCCCGGCCTCGTCCACTACCCGCACCAGTTCCTGGGCCAGGCCGGCCAGCGCCTGGCGGTCGAACGAATTGGCGTCACGGGCCATCTCGGCCATGCGATCCTTGAGCCTGCCGGCATCATCGATGGCCTTGTCGAACAATCCCTGGCGGACCAACTGTTTGATCTTGAGCAGGTCGTTGGCGGCCTCCAGAAATCCGTAGTCGCCGGGCTTGATGTTCGGGCGCTTGAGCTCGTCGGCGAACTGCTGGTACTCGCGCACCAGGGCCTCGTGCTGGCGGGCAGCCTTTTCTGCGGCGCGCTGGGCCTTTTTGTAGGCGTCCAGGGCGGCACGCATGGATCGCTCGATGGCGGCGGCCTTGGCGGTTTCGGCGGAAATCTCCCGGCGGGCGGTTTCGTCCGTCACGTCCGCAGTGGTGCGCATCTCCTGTTGCTGCGCCTTCAGTGCTTGCAAGTACCGCCTGGCATCCTCCAGGGCCTGTAGCGTTTTGATGCGTGCGTCCCGGCTCCTCATGTCGAAGGCGCCGAAACTGACGCGTTCCATGCGCCGGATTGCTTCTTCCGTTTCAGCTATTTCCTTGGCAAGCCGATGCTGCTCGAGTTTCTCCATTTCGCCATTGAGCCGCAGGAGTTTTTCCTGCCAGTCCTCGGTGGCCGCGCTTGCGTCATCGGCGGACAGCGCCCACATTCCAATCGCGGTCACTGCGCCGGCAATGAGGCCCGGCCAACCGCCAAAGAAGGTGAGCAGCCCGGTGCCGATGCGCTGCATGCGGCCGGCGGACGCAGCCAGGGCTTTCTCCGCGGCGGCGAGCTTCGCCGTGGCGGCAGCATGCGCGGACTTGGCTGCGGTCAGCTCACGTTCCAGGGCAGCCCTTTGCGGGCCATAGATGGCTGCCTCCGCGGCCATGTCCCGCTGGAGCTGCAGTTCCGCCACCAATGCTGCGGTGCGCTGCGCTTCCGCCCTGGCGGATGCGAGCGCGGAGGCCCGCTGAGCCTGGTCCGCCCGCACCGCATTCAGCGCGGCCGCAAGGCGTGCCCGTTGCGCGGACGCCGCCTCGATCAAGGCCGGGGTGTAGCGGGAGACCAGCACCACCACCAGTGCCTGGAGGGAGCCTGCCACAGTGTCCACGATCTCCCCGGCGTCCAGTTCCCCCAGGAAATCTGCCAGCCCATTGGCGGCATCGGTGAGCGCCCCCTTGAGCCCGCTTTTGTCCGCCAGGGCCACGATGGCCTTCTGCGCGTTGTCCTCCAGGTTGGACAGCGCACCGACCAGAGTGTCCATCTGGTCGGCCATGGCGGACGCGAAGCGGGTATTGCCCAGCCTGGAGAAATACTCCACAAGCGCTCTGGCGTTCTTGTCCACCGTCTCGGTGACGCCATCGAAGGTGATCTTCAGCTTGTCCCCCATGGCCACCACCTCGAATCCCATCAGCCGCATGGTCTCGAGGTTGCCGACCGATGCCTGCAGCGCCGTATTGGTCACTTCCACGATGTCTTTGCCCATGGCGGCGGCCACGTTGCCGATGCCGCCAAGCGCTTCATTCGTGGGGTCGATGCCACGGGCCTTGAGCATGATGAAGGCCTGGGTGACCTCGGTGAGCTGGAAGGGGGTTTCCAGAGCGAACTGCTGGATTCCTGCAAACGCTTCCCTTGCGGCTTCCGATGACCCTGTAAGCGTCTTCAGCTGGGCATTGAGCCGTTCGTACTCGGTGACCACCTCCACCATGGCACGGGATGCCTGGATGGCCTGCTGGACGCCAATGAAGGCGATGAGCTGCGTCTTCGCCACCGCAAGCTGCCGGCTGATGGAGCGCACGCCACGTGCTGCGGCAGAAAATCCAGCGTCCGCCTGTGCGCCGGCCCGGCGGCTCTGCTGCCCGAAGTCACGGACGCCGTCCGAGATTTGGCGAATCGCCCGGACGGCGCCGTTGTTGTCGACCTCGACGATGATTGACAGCTTATTGGGCATGTTTCATGCTACGTTCATGCGCACGTTGTTCGCACATCTGTTCCTGGTCGCCGGCCTGCTGTTCCTCAGTCTGGCCGTGAGCGGCGCAGTGGCTGCTGCCACAGGATGGGGTCTGGCCGCGGCCTGCCTTCTGGCCTGGCTCATCCTGTCCCCTGGCACGCCCTGGCTTGGACTCATTGCCGGGGTGTTGTACTGGCACGGCTGATCCGTTCATTGGGTGTTTCCGGCCACTTCCATCGCCACGAGGAACACCCCCCACGGGTATTCCCACACGTCCCGGTGCCCCAGCATCACGAGCTGGCAGGCGATGCGCTCGAGCTCTTCGGCGCGCTCTCCAGGAGCCTGCGGCCCGCCTCTGCCAGGCGGGCCAGCATCCCGAAAAAATGCGGATTGAGCTCCCGGGCGGCCTCCAGTAGCCTGTCGATCTCCGACTGGGTGAGATCGTCCAGCGCATCCTCCGGAAGGTCGCTCATGCGGCACAGGTCCGAGATGGCCAGCTCCGTGAGCAGCATGCCGTCCACCAGGTCCAGCGGGGCATTGCGTGCGTCCATGTCCCGGAGCCAGTCCCGGATCTCGCCAACGGTGAGCTCGCGCACGGTCACCGTGCGCTGATCCAGCTGGACGGAGCGGCGCCTAGCCATCAGATCACGCCCAGTTTTTCGAGCTTTTCCTTTGCCCGGGGCGTCACCTTGGCCTTCTCGCCTTTCTTGTAATCCTGGCCGCCATGGCGGTGGGGCTTCTTGAAGGTCACTTCAACGAGCTTCTGGCCTTGGTCTTCCATCACTCACCTCCTCAGTCGAGATAGTCCAGGTGGGCCGGCAAAGTCTTGCCGGCGGGCGTCTCCATGGTGCCGGTGAAGGAGACGGTGACGTGCTGCTCTGCCAGCAGATCCAGCGCCTGGTCCGGCGCCAGGGTGGCCCGGTAGATCTCGGCGTGCACCTGGCGGTTGTTGTCGGCCATGTTCACGCCGTCGAGCAGGATGCGCGCCTTGATCTGGCTGCGGGTTACTGCATGGATGCGTTCGCCGTTCACCGCGGAGGCGGTGTAGTCGACCAGCAGGGGCTGCCCATCGGAAATCGAGCCGCCGGCAAGCGGTCGGAACAGACCCATCCGGTAGTTGATCTCGTAATCGGTTCCCTCGGAGTAGACGGTGTTGCCGGTATTGTCGGTGACCACGACGGAACCGCTGTCGAGATTGCGGTTCGGCAGGCTGATCCACTTGCCAAGGCGGGCGGTGACCGGCTCGTCGGTCACGGTGGCCGCGCCTTCGCTGATCGCGGACACGTCACCCATGAAGGCGGCGGCCAGCACCTCGCTGGGCACGTCGCGCAGGGTGAGCTTGATCTCGGCCGGCTGCGGGATGATGACCGAGTTGCGCACCTGGCCGTAGGTGTCCCGCATCTTCGAGGGCAGATCGATGCGATTGGATTGCGGCTGCATAGAGAGCAGCTCGCCGTTCATCGGGCCGATGAGCCCGGTGGGCTGGTAGGTGGCATCGAAGATGTCCAGGTAGACGTCTCCGGCCAGGAAGAGCTGGGTGTTTTCGGTACTCATGTCGGTTACTCCATGGGGGTTCTGGCCTGGTAGGCGAATCGGGTTTCAAACTCCAGCGGGTAGAAGAAGACCCCCTGGTCGGCAAACGGCGCCGCCGGGGGCGTGACGGCACGCAGGGCACCGAACGGGCTGCCTGGATGCCAGCCGCTCAGCGCATCGAGCAGCTGGGAGACGATGGGCCCGGCCTGGGACCGGGCCGGACGCCCAGAGCGGATCTTGGACACGTTGCGCACGGTGAGGATGACCTGCCAACGCTGCAGGCAATCGAGCGCGCGCCCGGACCGGTCGGCCTCCATGCGGGTGAGGCCTGGCGCAATCCAGACGGTCACCGCCGCCGCTTTCTGGACCACGTCTGCCGGGTCGTTCACCAGCATGACGTTTCCGGCCAGTGCCGGCAGCCGATCCTCAATGCGCGCGCGGATGCGGGTCTCCAGGATCAGGAAATCGTTGAGGCCTCGAGTCACTGCGCCTCCCGCTCACACGCCAGGTACAGGGGGCCGACCTGGTCCAGATCCTTGATGCGCACCAGCCGGGTGCCGGTGTCCGGGTCGAAGTCCTCCGGCAGGGCGGCGTCCACCAGACGGTATCCTGCGGGCAGGGCGTACTGGTACGGCACAGGGTAGTAATTGAACTCCGGCAGCACGCTGATCCGGTTGTTCCCGGAATCGGCCACGGCATAACGTCCGCCACCGATGGGCAGAATGTCGTAAATGTCGTAGAGCTCTCCGGGCTGGTTTTCTGCGGCGGTGCGGTCGTCCCAGCCGGCTTCGCCCGAGTGCCACCGGTAGTCGTGGTCGGACAGGCCGAGGGCCACCAGTACCTTGGGCCCGTTGGCGGCCACCACCACGGCATCGCCAGCATCATTGAGACAGAGGCCGCGCGGGTTGACGCTCTGCACGTCGATCCCTGCGGGGCGGGTGAAGGTTTCGATGTGCTCCCAGGTGTCCGGGTCGAATACGCCAATCAGGTGGGTGTTGTAGCAGGACACGTAGAGCCGGCCATCGAGCAGCCGGATGCGCGTCGGTTCGCTGACCTCTCCTCTCCATGGGGCCCCGTTGGTGCGCTTCATGAGGCGGCAGGCCACGGGGTTGCCGGTGGCTGCGTCGAGCTCGGCCACGTAGCCGTTGGCGAGGCCTTCCTGGCCACCGATGGTCCCGCGACCGTATCGCACCGCCACGGCCAGGTTGCCGTTGGGAAGCAGCTCGCACGATCCTCCATAGCTGTTTGGTCGATCGTCTGCGTAGTTGCCGCTGGTTCCGTCACCCCAGGTCCAGACATGAGCGGCGGTATCGAGGTCGAAGCAGCTCACCCGGTTGTCGCCGAAGGTATAGACCCGGCCACCGACCTCGTCCACGGCGATGTCGTAGAGGTAACGAGTGTTGGCGGCGTCTGCATTGGGGTCGCCGTATCGGCCCCAGTCGCCGAGGTAGCTCCAGTTGGAGTCGAACCGCCCAACCGGCCGATAGTGGTTTACCACCCAGAATTCTGCGCCAACCTTTCGCAGGCCACGCGGGCGGTTGATTGTGCCATCCCGGTAGCAGCTGACCACCACGCCGATCTGCTCGCGCAGGGTCTGGTGATCGTTGTTGGCCGGCGCCGCTTCGATCCAGACGTGGTTGGTGTCGAGCGCAGCCTCGTCGATGAGCCTGGCCAGGCGCTGGGAGCCGGGCTCGTAGCCCATGGCGCGCAGGGCGCGGTCGTTGGCGGCGAAGTCGGACAGGAACGACTGGATCAGTGTGGACATTAAATAAATGACTTGTCGTTGCGATTGAACACATTGCCACCGGACACCATGGTGGCGGTATTACGGCTTTTCGGCTGGGATCCGGCGGTTGTGATACCGATGGATGCCCGCCCTTTGGATACCTGCTCCAGGAACTCGACAGCCCTTTTGCGACGCGCCTCTACTAACTCAGTCGGTCCGTCTTTGTAGAGGTAGTACCTGGTCAACTCACAGGCAATCCGACGCAACACTCTCGGAATCGGAGACATTGGTACCGGGTAGCGTGAGGCAAGGTATCCATTGATCTCATCATCGGCGTCGGCCATTGCCTGTTCGAGCACGTCCGGGTCGATCGTGCCCAACCCTTGGCGATCAGTGAGTTGGAGCAACTCCTCTTCGCCAAAGCGGGCAATGAGGTCCTGTTCCGTGCAGTAGGCCATGTTTCACCTTTTGGCGGGGCGACCTGGCCGCCCCGCCAATCAGCCTCAGCTGTTGCCCGCGTAGGCCAGCTGCCAGAAGCCGTAGCCGCCGGCGGCGCGGGCCTCGGCGCCGAACTTGAACTTCTTGCGCATGAACACGCCGTCTGCATTCAGGTCGGTCTGGCTCACGAACACCGGCGCCTTCCGCTCCTGGTAGATGAACGGCTTGACGGGCCGGGTGGTGTCCAGCAGGAACCAGGCGGTGTCGGAGGTGAGCCAGTCGCCCACCACCACCTCGGCCGTGCCTTTGTAGGGGTTGGGCTTGCCGTCCTCGAGGCGGTCGTTGTTCATGAGGGCGTTGGCCGTGTCCTCCAGGGCCGGGGGCACCAGCAGGATGTTGGGGCGGATGCCCAGCGGCCGGCCCTCCTCGTCCTTGAACTCGCGCATGGCCGCTCGGGCGGCGCCGTAGCTGGCCTGGGCGTCGGCCAGGGTGGCGGCGGAGAGCGGCGTGGAGCCCAGGTTGCTGACCGTGGTTTTGCCCACCTTGTGGATGGCGGAGAAGAACGGCTTGCCGTCGTAGCACTTGTTGGTGAACCCGTTGTTCACCAGGTCGAAGACGATCTCGTCCGGCAGCTGACGGGCCGACTCGCCCACGCTGGCGGCGTCGATGCGGTAGATACCGAGGTTGTCGTCCTCGATGTCGTTTCGGTCCACCTCGACGGTGGCCTCCCAGTCGTCGTTGACGATGGTGTAGCTGGCGCCGGCCAGGGCCTTGACCTGCTTCTCCCCGATCCACTTGCGCATGCGGGGAAACTTGCCGATCCACTTGTAGTCGTTCTGGCCCGTGGTGGAGGGCACGCGCATGGCGATGCGTTGCCACTGGCTGGGTGCGCCTTCGAAGGCCTTGTTGAACTCGGTCTTGAGCGCGACGAACAGGGCGCTCAGGGCAGCTTTGTTGACGATCATGGCGTGCTCCTATCAGTTGATCTCGACCCAGACGCCGTCGGCATCCACGTCCACTACCTTGCCGGCGGCCGAGCGGGTGCCACCGCCGTCGGTGGCGGCCACGGTCTGGTCGTCGACGATGTAGCAGGTCTGGCCCAGCTGGGCCTGGGTGACGGTTCCGTCGTTCTCGAACCGGAACGCCTTCTTGCGGCGCACCCGCACGGTGGCGGCTCCGTCACCGCCGCCGGAGTTGTCCACGGCATCCTCGGCCCGGCCCAGGGCGGCCAGGCCGGTGGCGGTGGAGCCTGGCTCCACGTAGCCGGAGGCGTTGGCCACCACCAGGGCGCCGGCATGGATCACCGCGCCGGCGGCCACGGGCAGGGAGAGCAGCTCGGCGTCGATGTAGGGGGTGTTGCGGTCTTCGGTCAGCGCGGTCATGCGGCCACCTCCTCCTTGGTCTTGAGGTATTCATCGGGATCGATCTCGAACTGGCGGCAGACGGCCAGCTCCTCGTCGGTGAGCTCGGGCTTGGTCTCCTGGGCTGGCGCCCGGCCGCCGGTCTGGGTGCCGGCGAGCGCGGCGATGGGCGCCGCCTGGTCCAGGTAGCGCTTGAGCTCGTCCAGGTCCTTGCGGCCCAGCTCGCGCGCCCAGGGCTCCAGGGCGGAGGTCAACTTGCCGTTCTCTCGTGCGGCGGCGATCAGGTCGTCCACCTCACGCTCGCGCACCTGGGCGGTGAGCGCCGCCACCTGGGACTGCAGGTCGTGCAGGGCTTCTACGGGGGCGAACCGGGCCGGATCGGGGTTCCCGCTGGCGGCGGCGGTCTCGGCCTGGGCCTCGAGTTCGGTGACACGGTCCTGGAGCGCGGTGAGCGCCGCCAGGGCCTCCTCTTCGGTGGCGTCCGGCTGCAGGCCGAGCGCCTTCAGGATGGCTTCAAACATGGGTGAGGGCTCCTCGGGTTGGAAAGATTCCGCCGTGGCGGCAGCCAGTTCGGCCATGCCGTCGATGGCGGGGTTGTTGGTGAGGGCGACGTGCAGCAGCTCAAGCACCTCGCCGGTCTTCGGGTCGTAGCGGAACACGGGGGAGAGATAGCGGTATTCGCCGGCGGCGATGGCGGCCGCGGCCCGCTCGGTCCAGCGCGGATCGACGGCATAGAGGCCGTCCCCGCGCCATTGGAGGGACTCGGGCGAGAGCCAGCCCGCGGCCGGGGCCGGCTGGCCGTTGCGGGCGCTGAGCAGGGTCTGGTGCTCGTAGTCGATGAGGATGTCGTTGCGGCGGGCGGCGGCTTTCTCGATCACCCGGCGGGCGATGGACTCGTCCATCTTCCAGGGTCCGCGCCCGGCCATGGCGCCGCGCGGCGCGTCGAAGGTGCCGGCGGGGAACAGCTGGACGGCCGCGCCCTCGCCGATAGCCGCCAGGCAAGCGGCGATGGCGGTGGGGGTGGCCTGGGGATGGAAAGGCGTCCCGAACATGGGACGCAGATTAGGGGGTGGCGGGTTGGGGGGTAAGGGTGACGGGTGTCAGCGACAGCCCGGGTTATGGGTTGGGATTACGTGGTGAGGACGTCACGAACCTCTCATACCAGGAAGAAACCCTGAGGATGGCGAATGTGGCGGCGAGCACACACAGGAGTGAATACACGAATATCAGAAATCCAGCTGACGACAGTATCACCACAATCCCTTGCAGGCTTTCGCCATCGAAATA